AGCAGCACGCAGGGTTTTCACATAGTTATTGCACTATAGATTAAAATGGACAAATATAAGTATCATAAAGGTAAAGTTGATAGAAGAAAAGTAGTAGAAGCAATAAGGCCTAAGGCCCTAGTAGAGCATGCTATTGAAGATGTTAGGTCACGCCTCCAATCGACAGAGAATTTAACAAATCCAGAGCTTGTGGAATTATATTTGTCATCTAGGAACAATAGGCATGAAGTCTGGATAAATTACCTTAACAATCACAATGATTTTGGTATTAAATATGGTGATGTTAATTTTGGGCTATTCTGTGAAAGTCTAAATATACCTGAGCCAGACAGGAAGTTGAGGAGGCTCACACCAGATATTTTATTTCAGAACCCAGATACAAAATATGTTTTTTTAGGCGATGTGTCAGTGTCAGTGTCCACAGCTCTAGCTAACAATAGGAAATATATCAGATATAAGCCATTGAAGGACCATTTAGAAAAACATGGGCTGACAGTGAAACATTACAACTTCATAGTTAATGAAGACTTGAGCAATGTTCACAATCTACTCAATGAGGCTTACAACATGGGCTTAGTTGACAACACTACAGAAGACCTACGAAGATTGCTATTCTTTGCAAATGCATCACAATGGTGCATGAATGAGTGTTTTAACTGTTCACCTAATAGGCAGGAACTAAAAACACTTATAGACACTCAGGACAAGATTGAGAAAGTTGACCCATTAGAAATTAATGTTCCAAAAGAGCTTCATGTTGATATGACCTCTGATAGAAAGAAATTGTCAGAGTTAGAGATTATACAAATGATTAAAGATGAAGTAGAGAGCATAGGCATAGACAATTATTTTGACAATGGAGTTGATTCAACAATCGAAGAATTTAACAAGCTAGAAGATAGTTATGCCAATAGAGACACGTGTGCTCCTAAGTCTATACTTAAAGTGGCTGACAATCAGATGGAAATTGAAGAATCATCTGGTTATGACTTGCTTGAATCATTCATCTATGATCTGACCTTTAATGATGACAATGATGTTACCAATTATATAAGACACCTCCTGCCAACTGGCCCACAGATTGACAGGATGAGGGAATGGTATAATAAAAGAAGAGAATTAACTAAGGCAGAGAAAGACAGCATGAGAGAGTACAATGTCTTTGGACCACATCAGTATAGAATGAGGCCTATGAAAGACAACAGATTGGTTCAAAACTTCAAATATCAACTGTCTAAGGGGAAAAAAACACGCAATGAAAAAAATGCACCAAAGACTATACATAGAGATAACTTTGACATATGCAGATCAGACTGTGAGAGACTTATAAATTATTATGGCACCATTAGCAAAAAACCTCCTTTTTTGGATGACAGCTGGGACTCTGCAACTGAATTTGAAAATGACAATAGTAAGGTTGAAAGGGAGAATTATCATTTTGCTAAGAGCACATGCGGGGCTCAGCTTGCACACTCACTGTCTGGATTGTACCAGAGAATTTCTCACTTGAAGATTGGTCAAGGCAAGTATGATAACATCTACATTCCACCTAATGGGTCTTTTATATGTGTTATACCAAGTGCACATGCTCCTGTTAGCAATAAGAACTGTGATCTGCCATTCATTTTTATAACTAGGGTAACGCATGGTAGTAAAGCTGTATTTTGTGAGTATGAGCAAATAGTTGACACTGATAACTATAGATACTATGTCACATCTTTGTCGAGGCTTAATATAGAAAAAATTCAAGTATGGGATCAAGCAGGTTATAGACTGACTGCTTGTATATCACATATATTATCTGTTTGTCCTGAGCTTATTCCTTCAAAAAATAGAGTAGCTGGGTTACTGACATTATTAATGTTAGATTGCCATCAAAAACCATCTGAATATCTTGATCTATTGAAGTATGTATCATATATGCCTTACTCAGATATATCCAGACTTTCAAGTCTAGTTAAAGATAAATTCCAGATTTTATTGAAAACATCCCTTGATGTTTGGTTGCTGTTAAGCTTAAAAGATTTTATAATAAAGCTTGCAGACACTTGCTCTATTGATGCAGCAAAGCCTAAACTTCAGATATACAACAATGTCATGACCAAAGAAAGTCAGGGAATTTGTCTTAAGTTACCCAGTTTTATTGATCAGTCAATCAGACATAAAAGTGCTGGCTCATATATTGAAGAAATGGGTATGCTCTTTATAATTAGAGGCAAACATTTGTATGGGTCACAATTCCTCGACCAATCAATTACTAAGGTTTGTGAGTGGAATGAAGAGTACAGTAAAGAAGTCGAAGACTATGGAGACTGGGCTGTGAATGGGCAAGGTGAAGGTAAATTCCCATTTCAATCGAAATATTGCTACTCCTCGGATGCCATACAGTATGCAATGGAATATGCTATGACAAAGTTCGGTGCCTCTGAAAATGATGTTCTAAAGGAGCTATCAAATACAACATATGGTGATTATATGCATAACAATTGTTCACTTAGAGGATGCACTAAAGAAGCTGACAAGAGGCTAAATGCTCATGATTTGCACACTACGTCTATGGATGAATGCCTTAAAGCATATGTTGAAGAGAAGTATGAAGATGAGAAGTGCACTACAATTGCAATAGGTTTGAAGCATATAATATCAGGAAGAAGACAGCAGTACTCTATGTCAGAAAAGGATCAGAGGGGCTCAGGTAGGCCAATTGCCACTCCTACATTAGGGACCAAAGCTTCATTATGTTTGATTGAGAAACCTGAACAGGCTATCGGTTCTAGAACCAATAACAACATTTTGGTTGCAGGTAAAAACAAGCTAAGGGAAATGTCTGAGTGTTACAAACATTTAGTCTCTAGTGCTGCACTAAAGGGCTACAAACAGATATATCAATTGACTGAGGACCAAAGCAAGTTTTCAGAAAATGATAACACAAGAAAGTATAGGAATTATATTAAAACTAATACTCTGCTTGGAAACAATGTCAGAGCAATACAGTTAGCAGCATTGGATAGGGTTATTGACAGGGAACATTTAACACACAGGTTACCAAAGAATGTGATATCTGATAAAAACCTATCCAAGTATATCAACAAGGACGGCAATGGAGTATGGACAAATATTGGCTGGCCACAGGGTATGCTTAACAATATTTCTACAAGTATACATTCACATGCTGATTATTGGATCACAAGAGCATATAATATTGCATATCCTAAGAATAAAGTCGAGACATCTGGGCTAGTTCACTCAGATGACTCTTGGGTGGCAGTTGCATGCAACAGTATTCATGACTTTAAGAGGTTCACACTTTTCAGAATAATTGCCAAAAAATTGTTCTGCCTTAAAGTGAATGAGAAGAAATTATGGGGCAGTAAATACTTAGGTGAGCTAGTGTCAAATTATAACTTGAATGGTACAGTCCATCTATCTATATCAAAAATATTAGCTAATTCTTTTTGTAATCTGCTGTATATCAACTGGCCGATTGATGTGCACTCTCAGATATCTGCTATTCAGCAAGCAATGAGGAATGGTGCTTCACAGCCAACATTGATATTAATGGCCACAATATTGAGGCAGCAGATTACTTCTAGTTACATGGTAAAGGGCACACAACTGGACCTATTACATTTGCTACCAATAGAGTTAGGTGGTTATCCTAAATGCTCAGTATTTGAGCTTGGCGTTAATGGTCTAGATTGCCATTACCAGTATATACTTAATATGCTTAAAAGAGAGCCCACTTGTAAAGCTTCAATCATTATACTTAAAGCTTTAACTTTGTCAGTTAACAAGAGGTATAAGGAAGCTAGCAGCAATATAATAGTTGACAAAGAGGATTTAATGGATGCTTACAGAAATTCTATTGGAGAGGCACCTTTGAATTGGGGATTCAACCCAGTAGTCTTACCTAGCAGAGGAGAAATTTTTTGTTGCATATCTCATCTGTTGCCTATGACCAACAAGTTGAACAAGACCATAGTGATGCTAAATCAAATACCATATGAGACTGATGGCTTAGAGAATATAATCACTAAGCCAAAAGATCTTGCATCAGCTTTAGGACACTTGAAAGCTACAACAAAGGGAAGAATTTATCATCTGGCAGCTGAGCATTACAGTAACAATGTGAGAAGGTTGGCCATGTGTCAATCCCTACAGTCTGGAGGGAAAACAGTTAGGCTGTTCGACACTCCACCATTAACAATGAATGAGATGCTCAATAGCATTTATGAGAGGGTAGTTCCAATTGCTGGCTATGAACTAGCTGAGAGTGCACTGACTGATGAGAGTAAAATGTCACAAATTTGCGAAGCTATAGTTTACATGGGTGTCTTCACTAAGTCAGGTGTTGATAAAAGGAAAATTATAAATAAACTACCAGAACATGAGTCCAGATACAGAGTGATTAGCAGATTAAGGAATGTACTACTTTTCATGATTGACCAAGTGAGGAATTCTAATTTATTAAGTAAATACGGTGACACTATAGAACCTAATGACATTCTAGTCTCAGATTCAGTCTTGATTAGAAAGAGGTTCTCTTCCTACTTTTCATACTACAGTATTGAGAAGGCTTGCTCATTGATAATGATGCAATCAATGGATACATTGAAAACTAAGCTTTGGATGCAGCCATATCTTAGAAATGATAATATGAAGGTTTTTTTGGAAGACCTTTATGGGAAAACAGTTAGTATGCATGAAAATTTTGGAGTCACATCAGAGTTAGCAGAGTCATTTAGAAATAAGGATTCAGACTTAGTGGACAGCATATATTCTACCATGTTACTAAACAAGATGTATCCAGGTTCATTTGAAATAGAGTCCATTTCAGGTTCAAATCCTGATGAAGTCATTGCAGCTATAGATTACAAGAATTTGTCTGGTGATCACTACTTAAAATATGGTATCATCAAATTTGTGACAAAGAATGATGACAGTGTCATTAGAAGTTATGACCAAAGCAAACAATACAGGCAAAACTACAGAGTGAGGCAGCAGAGGAACAAACATGGTGCATATGAAGGTAGATTTATAGTCCAGGTTCAATATGGACCTGTGACTATTGAAATTCATCATGATAATTATGGAAATACTGATATAGTGTCCAATTCTAACCACATATATTATATCACCAATGCTATGATGCAGTTTGTCAATAGAAATTTCAAGGAAGACTCATACACTCATCCACACAGATGGTCAGAATGCCCCATATATAGGAATAGAAACAAGTTCGGTAGAGGCTTTTTAACTAGTTATAGGCAGCTATGCACCACAATTACAACTACACCCCAAATGGATAGCATTCCATTCCGGTATGACCCCAACTTAGGATTGCAGCTGACAGCATCGGTTGATGTAGCTGCTGAATATTCTATAGATGAAGATCTGAGGGTGGTAACAAAAAAAGTAGATGATAAAACTTATAGAATTGGTAATGCAATTCAAAATCTAAGATGTCCAATGTCAAAAGTTATAGAAATTAAGCAGTCATTTTTAGATGGAATTGATAACCAAATGTTATATAAAAATGGTCTTATCTTCAATATATCTATGAGGAGGTTTGGATTATGCTCTGTATCAGATATTAGAACATGTTTAGAAGCAAGAACTCCCTCGATTAATTCATCATGCTTAGTCAAATTTTACCTCAACTTATTGAGTCAGTTCAAGAAGATTGATATTAATTTGGATGATTATAATGATGAAGAGTTCATTATAGATGATGTGGACATACATGGGATCACCCCAGTTTCATGTTATGATGACATAAATATGACAACTGCTGAGGACCTAAGCTGTGTTGTGGCAGAATATGAGTTCACTGAAGATGAAAAAGTTCAGCAAGGGTCTATAAGCAAATTTACTAGTATAAGTCGTATTCTTGCAACAATTATGTCCAGGCAGTACAGCCATGATGACATAAGCAATATGATACATATATTGCTGAATGATTCCAAGTTCACTAATGTATTGTTTGATGACATACAGAAGGGCCAGGTTCACATAGATGATGTATTAGTGTCAGTAATAGAGGTTGCACAAGATGAAGAGATTGATACTGATATCTACAGCCTAATAATGGGCCACAAGCTAGACCAAACAATTGGATGGGCAAATCTAAAATTACGCAATATAATGAGCTCTAATGTGGATGGTGTGAATAATTTAGGCAAATTGTTGAGAATTGCAAACAAAATTTCAGTGTTTGTCACCAACTTTATACATGGTATGGATGAGGAGAATAAGGTTGAGACATTGAAATCTCTATTAAAGTAAACATGCTTTGATTTTCACATTATGACTCTTTCTAATATTTAGGCTTAAAGTCTTATAGCATGTAGTTAAAAAATTATGTATTTTTAGATAAAACCCAGCATGCTATATGACTCTTTCTAATATTTAGG